CTGACACTTATTTTAATGGAGTTTTCGATAACACTAAGTCTCAGTTCACTGATGATTACCCACTAACACCTACACAAAAAACGTCCCTGGAAGGTTTTATGCGTACACATAACCGACCAATGCCCGATTTTATACCTGATGCACAGGTTGTCTTTGACCCAGCATCAGAAAAAGGTATACAAATGGAAACGGCCCCCTACCATGTCAACCTATACAGAAAGTCTGGTTACATGCTCGGTGCTTCAACTGAAGTACCTGAACTTACATACGGCACCGCTGAATCTATGTACAAGTACATACCAAATACTACAAAACTTATGCAGCACATACTCGGTGGAGGTAAAACTGAGTTTGAACATTTTGTTAACTGGCTTGCTTACATTTATCAAAACAAACGCAAGACAATGACTGCATGGATATTTACAGGTGTCCCGGGCACTGGTAAAGGTTTGTTCATACACAAGGTTCTGAAACCTTTGTTTGGCGAACAACAAGTACCAATGCGTTCTTTAGAAAATATAGAAGAGCAATTTAATCTGTACATGCGTACAGCTCTGTTTCTTGTAGTAGATGAGTTTCGTATGGGTGATTCAGGTAACACAGGCAGAATGGCTGATAAGCTTAAACATCAAGTTACAGAACCTACATTAACAATACGTGCGATGCGTACTAACCAAATAGAATTACCTAGCTTTTGTAACTTTATTTTTCTTACTAACCGAGCTGACGCAGTTAAGATAGAAGAAGGCGATAGGCGTTACAATGTAGCACCCAGACAAGAAAATAAGCTAGAAGAAACATACCCAGACTTTATCGGTATGCTAGCAGATGTACAAGCAGAGTTATTTAACTTTGCAGGACTATTACAAAAGTTTCAAGTAGATGAACGTATGGCCCACACTGCATTAGAAAATGATGCTAAGAAAGAAATGAAACAGGTATCTATGTCGGTACTAGAAGAATTTGCAACTGCAATCAAACAAAACAACTTAGAATATTTTATAGAAATATTAGACATACCACTTACAAACACATTTGACGCCGGTGGTATAAGTACAGCACAAAGGTATATCAAAGACTGGGTAGCAAAGTCAAGTACCGAAATTATTATACCTATGCAGCATTTTAAACTAGTGTATGATGTGCTTACAGATAATAGAAAAGCATTAGCTATACGAGATTTTACAAAAGCAATGAGTCGACTAAATGTCACTACCACACGTAAACGTGTCGGCACTGGGAAAGCTAGTTCAGCTCCTCGAGGAGTTGCAGTAACTTGGATAATTGATGACCAAGTAAAAGAAAACTTAATACAAGAACACTTTGACGATAAAGATACTACATTATTAGGAGATAAATCTGTAATGAACTAATAACTCCTAAAACATATGCCACAACTTACGTCTAATAGACGTCCTGACACTCATAATGTCATTGAGACGTCAAAGTCTAAAGAGCTAGGCCTTATACCAGCTTGGTCCCATTCAACCCTTAAAACGTACGAAACGTGCCCATATCGGATATATATCTCTAAAGTAAAGAGAATATCTGAAGACTATGGACCAGCTGCAAAACGTGGTAGTGAAATACACGATCAAGCTGAAAAATATGTAGATGGACGTTTAACAGAATTTCCAGATACTTTAAATAAATTTACAACACAATTTAAAGATCTAAAGTCTTTGTATGACGAAAGCAAAGTAGAATTAGAAGGTGAATGGGGCTTTACTATAGAGTGGGAAGCGTGTCACTGGATGGCTAAAGATGTATGGGCTCGTATTAAGTTAGATGCAATTGTACACGAGGATGACACTAGTGCACGTGTAATAGACTACAAAACTGGTAGACAATTTGGTAATGAGATTGCACATGGACAACAGGCTTTAACTTATGCAATAGGTTCATTCTTACGTTATCCAGATTTACAACATGTACAAACAGAACTGTGGTATTTAGATCACGGTACTGTAACTGAGCAATCTTACACTCGAGATCAAGCTCTTTTATTTTTACCAAAACTCCATGAGCGAGCTATGGTAATGACATCAGCAGAAAATTTTCCACCGAATCCAAGCAAATCCAATTGCAAGTGGTGTTCGTATAAGAAAGGAGAAGACCCTGCTTGTCAATGGGGTGTCGAGTAGGTATAATGCCCTCGCACTAAATACTAAATAACAAATAACAAATACAGATATGATGGAGAAAACAATAAGTGCTTATGCACATCAGGAAGAAACGACTAACTTTCTAACTAACAACCCACGTTGTTTAGTTACTTCCGATCCCGGAACAGGAAAAACAAGGTCCGTACTAGACGCACACGTTCAATGGGGAGGCCGAACTCTTGTTTTAGCACCGTTATCCATTCTGGAAGCAGCTTGGGTTGATGATATCAAGAAATTTCAACCTGATATTAAATACGGTGTTGCCTACGCTAAGAATAGACAAAAAGTATTTGAAGATACGTCGCTTGATATGGTTATCACTAACTTTGAAGCGGTCAATTTCTTAGTTAAAAATCAACAGTTATTAACAAACTTTAAAAACTTAGTAATTGATGAATTTACTGCTTTCAAAAATAAAGACGCTAAACGTTCCAAGAACATTAAAAAGCTATCAGAAATATTCGAGCGAAGGATCGGTATGTCTGGAACTCCTAATACTAATAGCATTCTTGATCTTTGGCATCCAGTCAATCTAATAGATGACGGAGAACATTTAGGTTCGCGATTTTATTCGTATCGCCACCAAGTTTGTACGCCACAGTTTAATGGCTTTGCTAATGTATGGACAGACAAACCTGGTATAGAAGAAGTAATTGCTAATCAACTTAAAGATATTACTATACGACACGCGTTAGAAGATTGTATTGATTTACCTGACAATATAGTTCGAACTGTATATACAACACTTTCTCCGCAGGTAGCCAAAATGTACAAAACACTTGCTGAAGAGTCAGTATTGTATACAAAACAAGGGACTATTAATGCAGTCAATGCAGGCGCTCGAGTCAAAAAACTATTACAACTTGTTAGTGGTGGTGTATATGATGAAAACGGTCTTACTCAATATTTTCACCAAGATAGATACGAACTTGTTATGGACCTAGTTGATGTGCGTAAACACTCGCTTGTAGCATTTAATTGGAAACATGAACGCGATGCACTTATAGAACTTGCAGAAAAACGCGGTTATACATACGAAGTGATCGATGGTTCTGTACCTGCACAAAAGCGCCCAGAAATTGTAAAACGTTTTCAAGCTGGGCAAATCAAAGTATTGTTTGCACATCCACAGTCAGCAGGGCATGGTCTTACACTTACTAAAGCTAATACAATTATTTGGTGTTCTCCTACATACAATGCTGAACACTTTCAACAATTTAATAGACGTATACATCGTTCTGGTCAAACTCAAAAGACTGAAACTATACTTATCTCAGCTAGAAATACATGGGAATCAGAGGTATACAACAAACTAAACGGTAAACTAAATCGTATGGAAAGTTTACTTAACGTGCTTAGCGAATTACATAAGGTATAATATGGAAATGTCAGATTCAAAAAAGATTTTACAATTAGGTAAACTTCCTCAAAAAGAATTACATGAACTTACTAAAACAGACAATACTGTATTAGCTACAGCTTTAATATATTCAATATCTGAACTCATTGTCTCTAGTTATCTAGACCAAGATATAGAACCAGATATTAAAGAAATTGTAAAAGAAGCAGCTTCATTTGCTGTTGAACTTACTAAAGGAGTCAATATCGTATATGATGACTTACGTATTGACTTAACAGAAAACCAAGTCATCCACTAGGAGTTATTATGGAAAATCAACAAGTCACTCTTGATGATAAAATGAACATGCTTGCAGACACACGTGCAAAGCTTAAGGTCCTTCTCGACCGAGAGAAAGAACTAAAGAATGTACAAAATGCTCTGGAAGCAGAAATCGCTGCCGATATGGAAAGACAAGGTCTTACTCAGACCGGTAACGATGTATGTACTATTTCTCTTAAAACAGAAACAGTGCCAACTGTAGAAGACTGGGACGTCTTGCATCAACATATAAGCGACACAGGTCGTTTTGAGTTATTACAAAAACGCATGTCAGCTACAGCATATAGGGAACTTATCGCTATGGAACCTTCGGTTCCCGGCGTACGTTCCACGGAGCTTACTAAGGTTAATTACCGTAGTAAGTAAATTTAAACACGAAAAACGAAAGGTGAACAATGAGCGAAACAGCTATATCACTAGTCTCTAATAAAGTGCCAGCGCACGTCAAAGAGGCATCAGGGCTTGGTAATGAAAATATCACTGCTGAGCATTTACAAACCCCAAGAGTAAAGTTACTCCAACAAATGAACAGCGAAGTGGATCCTAACCATGACGCGTACATTGACGGCGCTAAACCGGGAGACTTTATAAATAGTGTTACTAACGAAAACTATGGCACGGAGCTATACGTTATTAACGTACATTTTAAAGAAGACTTTGTTCTTTGGAGAAAACGTGAGAGCGGTGGTGGACTAATTGGTACCTATGGTAGTCAATCAGCAGCCCTCGACCATCTTGCAAAAGAAGGATTGAAAGCTGAAGATCATGAGATCATTCAAACTCAATCACATCTATTACTTCGTAAAGACCCAGAAACAGGTGAGTTACTTAAAACTCCTTTTCTTATGGACTTTGCCTCATCTAAACTAAGAGTTTCACGAGAGTGGAACACTCAGATTGGACAGCTAGGAGGCGATAGATTCAGTGCTTTGTGGAAGCTAAGCTCTCTACAAACACAAAACAGAGCTGCACAAAAGTTTTACAACTTAAATGCAGAAAACCAAGGTTGGGTAACTGAAGAAGATTACGAGTATGCCAAGGAGGTATACACAAAACTTAATTTAGGTCCAACCGACTCCTAAAAGTGATGCACATACGGCGACAAGATGCGTCGTCGTATGTGTTACAATACATTACATCCGGCCACGATCCGATGTAATGTATGCAAGAACGCCACTTCATAAATAAAATACACAAAAAACTTCCCCCCACTATCTACAAATGGAAAATTAATGATGCATATCATGGTGGTGTGCCAGACTGTTTCTATTCAGGCAATGCCGGTCTTTGTTTTGTAGAGTATAAATATAAAAAACAACTACCTAAAAAAGACGGAACATCCATTTGTTTTAATTTAACACCACAACAGTGTGCTTGGCTCAGTAATCGTAAAGAAGAGGGTGTGCCATGCTATGCAGCACTCGGGGTAGGTAATTTAGTCTTTGTTACTCAAGATTTTGATAATGTAAACAATATTACTAAATCGCAGTTCATGAGAGATGCTATAAATATCTCAGAATTTGTAGCCAAATTAGAGAATTTATGTGTAAAATAACGTTTATGAGTGGTAAAAATCTCTCTGCTCTACGTGGAGAGTGTAATAGCTTAGCTGACTCACCCTGCATTGGGTGGTGTACAGTACGCCAATTTGGTGACAAAAGGTGTAAAGGTTGTGGACGTTATGACTTTGAAGCCGATTCAACTTTTTGGTTTAATGCCGATGAACTAGTAAGAAAACTTATTAATCTACGTAATGCTGCAGCGGGATATCAAATAAAACAACTTCGTGGTAATAACCGACCTATACCCAAAGCTGTAACAATCCGACCTACTAAAGACGATCCTAAAACTCAATACTAATATGGCAAGAGATTACAAACAAGAGTACGCTAATTATCAAGGCACTAAAGAACAAAAAGAAAGGCGTGCAATGCGTAATAAAGTGCGTAGACGAGCTTTAAAAGATGGGCGTGTTACAAAAGGTAGTGGTTTTGATATACACCATAAAGATGGTAATCCAAGAAATAGCCATCCATCAAACTTAGTAGTTCAACATTCCAGCCAAAATAGATCTTTTAAAAGAGATAAGAACGGTAGAAAAGCTTAGTATCTTTTTCTTTTTTTCATCTTCATAGGCTTGGCTGTTTTAGTCATGCCTTTTTTCTTTTTACCCTTTCTAGGGTAGCTGCCTGTTCCATAGCCCATATTAATACTCCGCTTTAGTGTTTTTAAATTTACGATGTGATTTGGTGTCAACAAATATAGATTGTTTTTCACCAGGTACAGAACCGTCGTGATTCGGAACTGTAGAATACTTCTTACTACAAATGTCTTTATAAGTGTGTGGTTCTTTGTGATTTAAAGGTTTATTTATCATATTTTTATTTTACACAAATACAGGATCTAGATCCATGTGTTTGTAATACATTAACATTTCCAACGTCTACGTGCTTGTCTTAACCTAGAGTTAGGGTTCTTTGCAGCTTTTGGAAACTTCTTCATTTGTCCTGCTGAACGTGCACAAAATGATTTACGTCTTTTTGCAGCCTTACTACCTTTCTTTACTTTACCAGTAACAGCAGTTTTTAACTTAGAGCCAGGATTCATACGTCTGTAGGCTTTCACACCTGCACGAGTCATACCTGCACCAGACTTCGTAGAACGGAAGTTCTTCTTGTTCCTAGCAGGCATTTTACTTCTTCTTCTTTGTGGCACGTCTTTTCCTTTTTACTATAGTTTTTACATTTGTGGGTTTACCACCCGGGTTACCTGCTCTACGTTTACGTGCTACCGCACTACGCCTTTGAGCAGCTGTCATACTACGGGCCTTAGACCGTGGTACGCATTTCGGGTACTTTCGTTTACTACCCTTTGCTGACTTACGCCCGCAAGCTTGGTATTTACCCTTCTTCTTAGGTGCACCAATATCCACCCAATCGCCTTTCTTACCTTTACCAAACCAAGCTGTTAAGCCTCCTTTGGGTTTCGTGTTAGCCATTACCTGTAACCACCACCACGTTTCTTGTACGTACGAACTAACCAACCGTTAGCATAAGCACTAGGATATACTTTAAATTTACGTTTAGCTTCAGCTTTTACTCTAGCGTATAACGCTGGGTTAGTTGGCTTAGCACCACTTTTCTTTTTAGTTGTCTTTCTTTTCTTTGCTGGCATTATGCACCTACCTGTTTTTGCGCCTTCTTGTGGGCTTGTCTAAATGTATCACCCATAAGCATTCTACGTTTCATATATTTCATATGTTTTGCCGTATGGTGCTTAGAATGACGCTTCATCGCTCCTTCTTGACGTTTAGTCAGCTTTTGTTTTTTAACTTTCATGGAAGTCTTTTTCCTAGTTCTAGGCATTATTTAACTACGCCTCTACCTTTTAGAATATCAGCCATAGTAACTTTACCGTCACCAGTTAGATCTGGAAAGTCATTTGCGCTATTACCACTACCTCTAGGTTCAAGTCTTTTCTCTTGGGTTTTCATGTTTCCAATCTTACCTTCACCTTTATCTGTCATTTTTCTAGTTGCACTCATATTATACCTCTCTAATATTTTAACAATTTAATCGTCTTCCTTCAAAAAAGACCTTAGTTTCTGTGCCTTCTCCTCAGCTGTATCGGCATGTAGCTCAGAGTCTACAATTTTTTCTAGCTTCAATGCATCAATTTTTTGGTTTGATATATAACGCCACGTGTAACCGTCATCGTTGTACACCCCAAACACTGTTTGTGAAAACCCTACTTTTATAATAAGTGCGGTATCACCATCTAAAATTACCTTATCACCTTCTTTAAATGAAGACGTCAAACGGAAAGTAGCGCCTTTTACAAAGCCTACTGCCCAATCTTTTACAGCTAAACCAACTAGTAAAGTTAGTACAAAACCTATAAATTCAATATAAAAATCGTTTAACGTAAGTTCAAACATAGTCATATCATACATATTCTAATGTAGTATTCTCCATAAGATATTCAAATAATACTCTAAAATCTTCTTTTTTAAGAAACGGCACATTGTTTCTCATATGCAGTTTCCGATACTCAGTATACGCTATTTCTAATTGTTCTTCTGTGTACAAAATCATTCTGGCGGTTGTGGAAACTCTATTTCAATTCGTTTTAAATTTTTATTATATGTGCTAGGTAAATCTCGTAAAGCTTGCCTATAGGTAGCCCATTCCGTTTTTTTTAAGTCGGATAAAGGGCTATCTGCAGTTTGTGTCCAATCAGTAGTTTCAAGTATTTTGTCTCTGTCTTGCCTAACCATAGCTAAAGTGTCTTCGGTGCTTTCAACCTTTTGTTGCCTTTCAATAAAAACTACAGTATCAGTTATAGGCAGCTGTATTTTTTCATACAAGTCAAGGTCGACCAGATTATCTATAACCACTATTTCTTCGTTAGACGCTAAGAATTTCATATCTTTTACAGTTTTGCCTTCGGGAAACTCGTTTGGTAGGTAAGTCATTCCTTGCCCCATAATAACTCCTGTTGTTTTATCATAAGTTATAATGTTTTTAAATTCTTCTGTCATTACGCTTTCCTAAAATTTGTCGAACTAACAAAGGCTCTAACACTAGGCGAAGTGGTGCTAAATTTAAAAATATCGTGCATAAAAGCAAAAGTATTAAAAACATAATATACACCAGCTGTTAAGGAGAAAGATCTGGCCCTAGTGTGTAAGAAATCAGCGTTAACTCCCGCTACAAAATCACTTGAATTTTGGTTAGTGTTAGTAATTGAAGTGTCATAAAAAGAAGAATTTGAACTAAAACTAGTAACAGAAGCAGCAGTTCTATGGTTTCCTGCTACTCCAAAAAACTCAAAACCAAAAATAAAACTATATGTACCACTATTATCAGGTCTAAAGGTAAATTGAACAATAGGACGTAAAAGAGCAGGCAAACTATAAGTAAGACCAGACCCATCAGTAATAGTTTGACCAAAATGAACACCTGAAGAATCTCTATGATAAGGTGATGCTGCACCAAAAGTTTGAAACCATATGTTTGTATTAGTAGAGGTCGAATATAAATATCCAGGTTGAGTCGCAGGGTTAGTTAATTGAAGAGTAGTAGTTCCTACAAACCCCGTAGTAGCACTTACTGCTTTACCGGCTACATCTAAAGTGCCAGCAGTAATTTTAGTAGCACTTAAATCATTTATTTTTGCATTAGTTATAGCGGCATTCTGTATTTTTGCTCCAGTAACAGCTAAATTAGCTATCTCAGCCGTGCCTATTGTTGCATCAGCAATGACACCAGAAGCTGCAGTTATAGAGTCTGCAACAAAAAAATCAGTAACATTTGAGCTAGAAACTTTAGAAGTAGTTACGTTGATACCACTAGTAAACTGACCAACAACATTAGAAGTAGATACATGCCTAACCCAGTAATAAAAATTTGCATCAAGATCTACAGTGTCTGCATATACTTGGGCTCGAGTAGTATCAATACGAATAGCACTACCTATGTCGTTACTTGTATGACGCCATACCTCAGTAAAAGCAAAGTTACCAAACTGTGCTAGGTCCCAAGAAAGAATAATTTTTTGAAATGCACCTACACCTGAAAACCCAGTAACATCTGGTGGTATCGTAACATCAACTCTTTCTGTAGGTATGAAAGTATTAGGTGGTGTCCCAGCGTTTGGGTCAAAAGGATTTTCTTTGAAGTTTTCTGCTAATCCGGTATCAATAAGTTCCCTTACAGTTACCGCTCTATCTTTTGGGTCACCTGTTCTACCAAGACGTACCTTTAATGCTTCATCAACAGCGTTTAAGTAAGTCTTTAACTTCGGGTCAACATCTGAAGGTATTGGTGGTATTGAAGGTATCTTGGTTTCATTAGTAGCCATTAGATAGCCCTCAGTTCATCTATAGACTCTCCAATACAGACTTCATTTATAGTATGCGCACCTGATACTTCTACTTCATACACTTTATGTACACCAGTAGGTAGTCTTAAAATTGGTTCCATAATTGTTGTTGCACTAAAAGAGGTGGGGGCAGAACCTGTTGCACTAAACACGGATCCAGAGGCTGTAATTGTAGCGTCAAATATTTCCGTACCGTCACCAAATACTTTTACCGTAATACCAGAGCCAGAGTATGCTTCGGCTTCTACTTTTACAAAGTTCATACTAGTAGGTCTAGGTAGAACAAACTGTGCGGTTTTAAATGTTTGCGTAGTATTTGTAGCACTACCTTGAAAAAGTTCTACTTGAGCATTACCACCACCAGAATCATAATCAATAAGGTACAGTTCATTGTCGTCAGGGTCAGTAAAACCACCCTGTGCATGACCGGTAGCTATTGAACTAATTGTGGTAAAAGCGTTCTTACCACCTCGGGGATCAAACATAAAAGCACCGTATGCAGAACCAGTATAGTATTGTCCTACGTACTTACCTTGCCATAGAAAACCCTTAATTGTAGAGGGATAGAACTGCGCTTGCCATTGTTTAGGTGTAATCAATCCTTCGGTTAGTATTGCAATATCACTACCTGAAGCACCTACTAAACCATCAGGTGAGGCATAGATAGCTAAGTCACCCATATCTACAAGCGACTCTTTATTTAAACATGCTTGTGCTGCTTCCATACGTATCACACTCATAGACTGTGGGTCTGTACCAGCAGCTATGTAAGGTGTACCTTTAGTGGCAATAAACAATACTTGTCCCGCCATAGCTATACTCACAATCTCTTCTTCAAGTGTTATACGATATGCTACTGGCCAAGCGTGTGGTAAAAAAGGTTCAGAAAAACAAAGTCTTTTACCACTAAACCCAGCAAAGATACCATTTGCCATAGCAGTCAAACCTAACATCTGTCCGTTAGGATAAGTACTAGTGTCATCATCTGGTGGCGCAATCCAATACGTAGAAGGTATTATCTCAGCTAAAGCATCATTATTTAAATTATCAGTTGTACTTGCCGTAGCCAAAGATACCTCTTTTACAAACTGAAAGTTAGTAGTGTTAGAGCCAGTATTAGAACGGTAAATACGTTTATTAGCTAGATTAGTATTACTTTTAGAAGTAGCGGTATCCATACCAGATATAGTTACTGTTTGCCCGTCTACTTTTGTTAATACCGTAGACGCCGGCGACGGTGGACCTTCTTCACCAAATGCAGATACAAAAGTATATACATAAGATGTACTGTATTGCGTCTGTGTACCATCATCACTACCAGAAGTTATACTTGTACTAGCAGCGCTTGTTGGCGCAGGTATACCTAATCTAAAAAAACTTCTTGGGTATGCACCAGAACCAGAGGCAAGTAGCTGTGTAGAACTACCCATTTGTGGGAAGCCAGCACCAGTCCAATACAAACGATCAAAAGCATCATCTGCTACAGGGCCCGGTTGTACATTTACAGCATTAGTAAACTCTAAGTTGTAAACTTGACCACCAAAATCATACCTATACAAACCAGCTCTAGCTTGTGCATTTAGTGTAGCTACTGTGCTATTGCTAGTAATCGGCGTCAATACACCACGATCTAGATCTGTGTTATTTGCCGTTTGCCCTAAGCCTTCACCTAGTAATCTAGGGGAGACTTGTGGTGCAATACCGTTAAAATTTACTAACTTAAAGTACGCCATATATTAGTCATCCCCTCTGGCTACTTTCTTTTGTTTCTCAAAAGTTCTAAGCCCTGCCATGCCAAGCATAGCCATAAGTATGGTAGATAATTGAGTAAAATCAAACTCCGGCATATCTACTTGTACACCAGCTAACGCAGCAATCCATTCACCTACGGGTAAGATAATAAAATGCACCATCATTGCAACTGAGCAACCCCAACCTACAGACGGACGCCAACCAGCAACAAACCAGTTTTTACTGGCTGCTTCTATTTTATTTACTTCAATCTGTGAAAGATTAGCTGTTTGTAGTTGTGTCTTGAGCTCATGCTCAAGCTTCATCTTTAGGTTTTTATCAGCAACGAACTTGTTTAGAACACTGCCAGCTATACCTACTACTGAGTTTGTTATTGGATCCGCCATAAATACCTCCTATGTGCGTAAAAAATATACTAATAATCCTATTCCTGCGGCTACAACAATCCACATAAATCTCTCTATGAATCGTCCTGTATTAGAATTGACATTGGATTGTGACTCTACATCATCTAGACGTTGTTCTATCTTATCCATTCTAATAAAGAACCTATCGTTTTGCCTTAATACGGTAGCTACTCGTTCTTCAATACGAGCAATAGACACGACTGCATCTGCTAGTCGGTCTAGTTTTTCTTCTATTTTTTCTAGTCTCTGTTCGTGTTTCTCACTCATAACTCCAAACCCAAGGTCTTGGTCTGGTGTTAGTAGCTTCTAAAGTATCTAAATGTATGAATCTAGAGTCGCCATGTTGTTTCACACCAAGCCCGGTTACACCGTGTTTTAACGCTACTTCTATACACTTTAAGGCGTCCGCGCCTCGTATAAGTATGTCTACAGCCTTGCCACTTGCGTGGGCTCCTGGTTGTGATTTTTTTGCTTCTATAGGATGCGTTGGATCTCTATAGGCACTTGTTATTATAAACGGAATTCCTACTTCTTCACGTATTTTTTCAAGGGTTTCCATGAACTCTGGGTCCATTTTACAAATGCCAGTGTGTTTACACTTAAGTTCATCCTCACTAAAATATTTCCACATTATGTTATTTCTTTAGTTTCTACCTTTTCTTCTTCTAAAGAATTTTTAAGTTGTGCTACTAATACTTGATTAGCAGCAGTTGCTACGTCTATATCTTTTTTAGCTTGAGAAATTGTTATTTGTTGCTCTTGAACTAAAGATACTAGATATTTTTGTTCGTCAGACATTTCGTCTATGTAGTAATCCTTACCGTCTAAACTAATTTTATCTGCCATATTAGCTACCTATAGTTTTTGTTTGAACTACTGGATTTACTAACTCTTCAATCTGAGCATCAAGACCAGTTTTCATTTCTGTAACTTTATCTTCACCCATAGCTGCTTCAACCCAACCTTGTACATCACTTACAGTTAAATCTGCAAAAGCAGTGAAGTCTGATAGGTCTGAAGTATCTAAAGATTGAGTACCATATACTGAAGCAGTAGCAGGTATATCATTACCTTGCATATCTTTTACAGTATTAGCATCATCTTCAGCGTTTAATCGCCAATGTACGTTAAAGACAGTATCAGCGTTGCTGTCTATTTTTTTAACATCTACAGTTTTAACATCCCATGTATAGTTAATTGCCATTTTTTACCTCGTTAATTTGTGTTTGTAAATCTTCTATTATAGCTTGTTGTTCTTGGATTGCTTTTGTTAATAAAGAAACCATATTTCCATAATGTAAAGTTTCAGCTTCATTATTTTCATCATAACCTATAAAGCTAGTTAATCCGCCTATATCATGTACTTCTTCTGCAATAAATCCGCCATGAACATTAGGGTCAGATAATTCATCTGTTCTATTAGACCTAAAAGTAACAGGTCTTAATTGTTTTACTTCATCTAAACCCCATGTGGCATCTGTAATATCTTGTTTATATCTTCGTGAAGAACTAACTCTAGTTAAAGCACCATTACTTAAAACTTGCACATTAGCGGATGCACCCGCACTATTAAAAGGAGAATTACTATCTGTTCCTGTAAAAAATGCACCATCACTTCTAATTAATAACTGTGTAGTACCATCAGCAGAGCCCATTTCACATGTGTATTCACTAGCACTGCTTCCAGAACTTACAACTCTTAATCTTGAATCTGCTACTGCTGAAGTAGTTCCTATTAACAAATGACCAGAAGAATTAATTCTCATTCTTTCAGCACCAGTATTTGTACCAAATCTTAAATTTTCAGCATCTATTTGCAAGTCAATATAATCATTAGCACTTCTATCGTATGCCATTAAATATTGAACGCTTCCTGTACTTACTTGGAGTTCTATACCCTTGCCACCATCACTTCCAGAAACAGTTAATTTGCTAGGTGGGTTTGTAGTACCAATCCCTACTCGTTCCGAACTATCAATAGTGATTGCAGTAGCATCGCTGTTATCTACGATCCCAGGAGTGCTTGATACACTTTTATCTACTTTAGTTAGTGCCATTAGTCTGCTTCCTCTATTGTTAATTCACCTTCAATATTATTGTTATGCAGCATCATATGTAACTGATAAAATGATTGGCATTCCACCTGATCTTTGCATTT